GCGACCAGCAATCTTCTATTACTCAAATTGGTGGTCAATATGCTAAATCATTAAATCGTTATGTACAAGCAATTATCAGCGAGTTAAATGATAAATTGCATGCTAATATTTCAGCCGATATTCGCTTTGCTATTGACGCAATGGGAGACCAATATGCAAGTACTATTTCAGGCTTAGCCAAAGATGGCACAATTGCTGGTAATCAGGCTCGATTTATTTTACAAAATTCTGGCTATCTCCCTAGCGATTTGCCTGATCCAGAAAAGAAACCACAACAAGCAATTCAATTAATTCAGCAACAAGAGGGAGGTGATGACGATGGTAACAATTCAGATGAACGGGGAAGTAATTCCGAGTGATTATGCTGACGTCTATGATTATTTAGGCTATGAAAGCATTAATCCTAAGACTGTTAAGCAGGCTTTGAATGACGCAGATGGATCAGACGTAACGCTTGAGATTAACTCTCCTGGAGGTTATGTGGACGCAGGGAGCGAAATCTACACTGCACTTAAAGAATATTCGGGCAATGTTACAGCTAAAATTACTGGTCAAGCATGTTCTGCTGCTTCATGGATTGCACTTGCTGCTAATCGTGTAGAAATGTCGCCAACTGCTCAAATGATGATTCATAGAGCTTCTACAATTTCTATGGGTAATAGCGATGATTTATCTAGTGCATTAAATGCTTTAGATTCACTTGATAAGTCGTTTGTTGATCTATATAGTCAACGCACTGGTTTAGACAAGCAAGAAGTTTATAGATTAATGTGTAATACTACTTGGATGAATGCTAAACAGGCAGTAGATAAAGGTTTTGCGGACGAAATTATGTTTCAAGATAGTAAACAACCTGCTTTAGTAAATGCAGATGGTTCTCTATCAGTTAAACCAGATATGATTAATAAGATTAAGAACTTACTTCATAATCAATCGACCGAGAATGTCGTTAAACCTCTACCAAAAGAAAATAAAAAGAATGATAGTCAACTTCAAAAGAAGCTGGCTATTTTATTTGGAAAGGAAAATTAAAATTAATGAATATCAATCAATTAAAAGACGCGTTTGATATGGCTGGTCAAAAAGTACAAGACTTAGAAGATAAGCGCGCACAAATTGTTGTTGATCTTGGTAAAGAGGAATCTTCTCACTCTGTAGATGAAGTTACCAAGTTAAATGAAAGTTTAAAGAATGCCAAGATGAATCAAGAATTAGCTAAAGCAGCTTATGAAGACGCTAGAGCTAATTTGAATGCTGAACCAATTAATAAGAAACCATTACCAGTTAAACAAGACGGTAAAGCTGATATGAAGGCTATTAAGAACCAATTTGTTTCTGACTTTAAGAACTTGGTAACTTCTGGTACTACTGGTGCTGGAAACGCAGGTTTAACTATTCCAGAAGACATTCAATTACAAATTAGAACTTTAACGCGATCATTTGTATCTCTTGAAAGTTTAGTCAATGTTGAAAATGTTTCTACTTCTCATGGTTCACGAGTTTACGAAAAGTTGAACGATATTACGCCATTGAAAGATTTAGATGATGAAACGGCAATCATTGGTAATAATGACGATCCAGAATTAACAGTAATTAAGTACTTAATTCATCGTTATGCTGGAATTACTACTGTAACTAACACCTTATTAAAGGATACTGTAGACAATATTATTCAATGGTTAGTTAACTGGGTTGCTAAGAAAGACGTTGTAACTCGTAACATGAAAATTCTCGAAGTTATGGGCAAAACTCCTAAGAAACCAACTATTTCTAAATTTGATGACATTAAAGATTTAGAAAACAATACTCTTGATCCAGCAATTGAAGCAAGTTCAAGTTTTATCACTAATCAATCTGGGTATAACATTTTAAGTAAATTAAAGGATGCAGAAGGTCGCTACTTAATGCAACCAGATGTAACTAATCCAGATAAGTACATGATTGATGGTAAACCGGTAACTCGTATTGCTGATAAGTGGTTACCAGACGTTGCAGGTGCTCATCCTTTATACTTCGGAGACTTAAAGCAAGGCATTACTTTGTTTGATCGTCAACAAATGCAAATTGACACTACTAATACTGGCGCTGGTTCATTTGAAAGCGACAGTACTAAGCTTCGTTTCATTGACCGATTCGATGTTGAATTAATTGATGATGGAGCTTTTGCAGCTGCTTCATTTAAGACTGTTGCAGATCAGTCTAAAGGAACGGCTGATACTGATAAGCAAACCTCTCAAAACTAGAGGTGATTCTTAATGACCGCTTATCTTAAGATCACTGATGGCCTTAAGAGGTCATTAGGATATCTTGATGAAGACGATTCTTTAGATGAAGGTTTAAAGAAACGTATGACTGGTGCTTTAATTGCAGCTGAAAGCTATGTTCAGGGTGCAATTGGCACTGATTTAAAGGATTTCTATATTTCTGGAGATAACAAACCATTATATACCTTAGTGTGCAATGCTTTAGCAGCTTCTTATGTTCAAAATCCAGTGAGCATTACTTCTGGTGCAGTAGTAACGGTGGATGCTGTAACAAATGCAGTAATTGGCCAGCTTAGAGGGCGTTATGCCAAGGATTTGGAGGATCACGATGGTAAGGATATTGAATCCGAGCAGACAAAATCAGAAGATTGAGTTTGGAAAAGAATCTGATGAACCTGAGTACGACCAAAATGATAATCCAATTCCTTCAATTACAGTCTTATGGACGACTCTAGCAATTCCTTATAGTTTGAACACGACTCAGATCATTCAAGCTCAGGGGCTTAATTTAGCTGACCAGCGAATGTATGCTGTAAGACATCGGTTAGATAGTTTCTGGGATCAAATCTCAAGAGCTAGAGTTAATGGCGAGATGTATGAGGTTGTTCATATAAATCCAGATGAAAAGAACTCTCCCACAAGCTATGATTTAGTGACTGTTAAGAAGGTTGAAGATCATGGCTAAAGATATGGGAGAGTTTTTAGATAGTTGGGTTGATTCCGTTGAGCAGAGCATGAAATTGACACCTGAAGACAAGGCAAGAATTACCGGCGCAGGTGCCGAAGCTTTTAGTCAGGTATTGCATGATCGCACGCCACGAAGCAATGAAATCTATCGAAGAGGGCGCTCTGCTGGTCATGCGAATGCTAAGCATGGTAATTCGCACCGAAAGACTAAGCACCTGCAGGATAGCATTACGTATAAGGCTGGTTATACAGCTGATAAAACTCATACTGGAGATACAGATGTTGGCTTTGAAGGAAAGTACTATGATTTTTTAGCTAAGATTGTAAATAATGGTCAGCACCATATGTCTGAGAAAAGATATGCCAACATGCATTTTTATGATAAAGCCCAACAAGAAGCTAAGAAATCAGTTAAGGAAGCTGAATTAAAGGCATTTAAGGAAGTGATGAACCATGACAGCGATAAATGACGCATATCAAGCTATTTTAAATAAAGTGCCCGGAGTCGATCGCTATTATAAAAAGCGAATAACAGGGAAAATTGATAATACTAAAACTGATTTGCTGATTACTCCAGTTATTGGAAGTTATGCCGGTTATGGCTCAAATATTCCCACTGTAGAAGTTCAAGAAGTAGAAATTCAAGTTTTTATTGGTATAGAAAATAAAACAGCTAATTTAGACACGATCAAGAATTCGATTGTGTCTTTTTTAGTGCCTGAATGGCAAGTAAGCTATGGACCAGATGAAGGAACTGATCCTGAAACAGATGAAACTATGCTTACTTTCCATTTCACACGCAATTATGAAAGGAAGTTAAATTAATGGAATTAAATGGTTTTGCGAGAGCATTAATTGCTCCTGAAGATGATAATGCAAAATTGAAAACTCTTGATGAATTCAAAAAGTATGGTCAATACAAAGCACAAGGTGTTTTTCAAGCTGATTTACAAACTGCTAGAGGTACTACCCAAAGCAATATTACTGGTTTGAACCCAACAGTAACTAAAGTTTATGGTTCTAACACTACTGCTGAAAGTGAAGTTGGTGTTGAGAATATTTCATGTACTTTTGCAGCGAATGATATGCCTTTTGATATTGCCTCTCTTATGCAAGGTTTGTTTAAGGATAAAGAACATGGTGGGTATAAACGTGCGGATAAGCGCTTGTTCAAGGGGGCTTATATTGCAGTTTCTGAAAATCATGGCTTTCCAGTTTACTATGCTTTCCCATACTGTACTTTTACTCCAGGTACGGGTGTAAACATGCAAACTGATGCAGCTAGTCCAGTGACTGTGCATGACACATTTACAGTTACTCCACAAGCTCGTCCAACTGATAATTTACTCTATCAAATCTTTGTTGGTGATCCTGATCGTGATCCAGCTTGGAAAAATGAGGAAGCAATGTTGGCTTATATCATTGATGGTTTCCAACAAACATCAGCCCCAACTCCAGCACCTTCTAAGTAGTTAAAGCAGGGAGGGAGAGGTAGGAACAAATAAAGCAGGTTCGAATCCTGCTTTTTTTATATGAAAGGAAAATAAATAAATGACTCAAATTACTGTAGAAGCAAAAGAATTAGGTTTAAAGCCTATTGAAGTGGATCATAGCTTCAGAATGAAAAGAAAAGCTGGTCAGCTTAATCAAGATATTTCTCAAATTCAATTAGAAAAACAAAGAGGCTTTTCTAGTGCAGTACGAGATCTGAATGTTTTGCAAAAGCTTGATAAGTCTAAAGCAGAAGATGAGCGTACCTTAGAGCGTTTAGAAGACAAGTATGGAACTGGGTTCGGCTCAACTGATCCGGATTACTGGGATATGAGGGTTGAATCAGTTGCTTTAGCAATTTCACCGCAAGTAAATCAGGTCACTCTGACTTCTGAGACTGAACTGAAAATTACGGAAAAATATTTAGCTTTTATTGAGGATTTAGCAGGTATCAATACAAAAGCCAGAAAGCAAAAATTTGAAAACCAAGATTTAAATACTGATGATATTGCTAAAGTTGCGAAAAAGCTTGTGTTTGCAATTTTAGATATTAAAGAAGATTCGGAGGCTTCTGAATCAGATAAGAAAAGTAACTCTTTGGGAGATAAATAAGTTCTGGTCAGAATTTGTTGAAGATATTGATTACACCGAACAAGATGCAATCGTTAATGGTCATGTTTCACCTAATGAAATAGAAGCATTTGACACAGATCGCTGGGCACAAATTATGGAAGCTCAAAGCCGTAAAGATCGCCCAATAGATGCTAGTGAATATGCTTTAAGCCAATTAGCACAAGGAAAAACTAGAAAGGAGGTTAAATAATGGCAGGAAAAATACCAGTTGGAGATTTTAATACACGAATATCATTAGATGGCGAACAGCCAATTCAAACGCTTAAATCTTTAAAAAGTGAGGTATCTTCTGCTACTAGTGCATGGAAAGCACAAGTTGCCGAACTAAAATCAGCTGGAGATCAACTGGGAGCTGCAAAAGCTAAGTATGAAGGACTAGGAGATACTTTAAAGAAGCAACAATCTTTATTGGAGCGTAATAAGTCTGAATTAAATAGCTTAAAAGAGGCGCAAGCTAAAGTTGATACAACGACAGAAAAAGGTCGCAATGAGTACGAAAGATATTCAAAAGAAATTGCTACTGCTGAACGCAATGTTGCTAACGCTACTACTAAAATTGCTAAATTAAGTCAGCAACAAGAAAAGGCTCGTAACTCGCTTGATTACTACAAGTCAGGATTAGCAAGCGCGCAAAGCGAACTTAGAAAAATTACTGAGTCAAGTAATGCTTATGTTGGAAGACTTGAAGCAGAAGGTAAGCATGAAGAGGCCAATAAGGCTAAATTGTCGGGCTTATCACGTGAATACGACAAACTAAATCAAGTTTATAAGATCCAAGCTAATGAATTATCTAAGATTGCTTCTGAAGCTGGTAAATCTAGTGAAGCATATAGACGTCAGAAAGTACGTGTAGATGAGACGGCCACAAGTTTAGCTAAGACTAAATCTGAAATGTCAGGTTTATCTTCAGAAATGAAGAAAGCTAATCCATCAATTTTTGATCGTTTTAAATCTAAAATTACTGGAGTTAATGGAGAAGCTAAACAGACTCATTCTTTGTTTAAAAAGATTTTTAGTGCAAATCTTTTAAGTAATGCTGTTTCTTCAGGGTTTAGTTCATTAACTTCTGGACTAAAGTCAACTATTACATCAGGTATGCAGCTTGATGGTGTAATTGGTAAAGTTCGAGCACAGTGGGCTGGATTAGGTAAAAATAAAAATGATACTCAGATCTTAGTAGATCAAATGGGCTACTTGAAGTCTAATACTGCAATGACTGGGGACGAAGTTCATCAGCTACAGTTAAATATGAATCGTTTAACTAATGGTAATTTATCGCATACGTTAGCTTTGTCTAAAAGTATTGCAACCATTGGGGATGCGACTAAGATGACTTCCGGCGAAATGGTTGGTCTATCAAGTGCAATGGCTAGGGCTCTTAGTGGCTCTAAAGTTTCAGCAATGCAATGGCAAAGAATGAGTAAGCAAGCGCCTGGATTAGGTGCGGCTTTGTCTAAAGTGGCTGGAATGTCAGAAGAAGCATTTGGCAAGATGGTCACTTCTGGCAAAATGTCGACTAAACAATTTGAAGAATTAGTTGAAAAAGCCGGCCAAGATGGTGGTAAAGCCTTTGCTAACTTTAAAAAGACCCAAGGTGGTGCTGCAAAATCAATGCAGGACTCTTGGAATTCATTAAAAGCTAAAATGGCACAACCATTATTTGATGTGAAGACATCAGGAATGCAACAATTGGCTGACTTAATGCAGTCAAAGCCAGTACAAGATGGTGCTGAAATGCTTGGTGTAGCAATTCAAAAAGTTGCTAAACTTGGAATGCAAGCATTAGGCTACATTGCCAAGCATAAAGGCGATATTGTAGGTATTGGGTCTGATCTTATGTCCATTACCAAAGATATTGCAATAGATACTTGGAAGACTCTTTCTAAAATAATTGTTGATATTGCTGAAGCCTTTGGTTTAACTAGTAAGAATGCTTTAAAGTCAAAAGACCCTCTGAAACAATTAAGAGTGGTATTAGATAATTTAGCTAAAAATAAAAAAGCGATTCAATGGATTTCTAAGGCAATTATTGCTATTGCAGCCATTAAGACTTTAAAACCAGTTGCAAGTGGATTGTTTTCAATTGCAAGTGGTAGTGTCAAAGCCTATAAAGGCGTTAAAGCACTTCATGATGGTTTTAAAGGACTTGATTCTGTTAAAGATCTCAAAGGGCCAGAAGGGGCACTTGCCAAGATAGGCTCGGGCGTTAAAACAGCATTTTCTAAAATTAGCTCTGGGTTTAAAACGATTGCAAGTGTTGCAAAATCCACAGCTTCAAAAATGTGGTCCTCGTTCAAAGATGTTTTCGCCAAGATAGGCTCGGGCGCTAAAAACGCACTATCTGGTAAATCTTTTGGAGGTGCATTTCAATCTTTAAAATCTGCTGGTGGATTTAGCAACTTAACAACAGCTGGTAAAGTTGCTACTGGTGCAGCAGGTGTGGGCGTTGCTTTAGATGCTGGTTCATCTATCCTATCAGCATTCAAAGATAAGAAAGGATCAATGAAACAGTACCAAGATGCAGGAAAAGGAATAGGTTCTGCAATTGGTGGCGGTATTGGTCTTTTCTTTGGTGGTCCTGCTGGTGCAGCGATCGGTTCTCAGATTGGTAAGATAGCTGGTGGCTGGGGTGGTAAAGCAACCAAAGAATTTCTAAATGGCTGGAAGTCTAAGAAGCCACCTAAGAATTTCTGGTCAATGGAAAACTTAGGCTGGTCCACAAAGGATGCTTTTGGCAAGATGAGCAAGGGCATTGATTCTTGGTGGAAAGGCATTAAAAAGTCTAACCAAAAATCTCAAAAAGAATGGCAAAAAATTGATAAGCTTAGAGAACAAAACCAAAAGAAACAGCAAAAAGCTTGGAATGATTATTGGAAAAAAGTTGGTAAAGGTTTTGAGAAATTTGGTAAGGATTCTAAGAAAAATCTAGATAAAACAGTTAAAAACTCACAGAATTTTGTAAAGAAACTGGGACCTAATATTAAGAAGGGTTACGATACTTTTCTGAAAAATGGTCACAACTTCTTTAAGAAATTTAATTCAAACCTAGGTGATTTCTTCAAATCTATTCCTAAAAATAGATATGTAAAGGCATTTCAAAAGGGAAAACTATTTCAAACTGCTTATAAGGATATTTCTAAGCAAACTAAGAAATGGACTAGAGATTTTAGTAGGTCTTGGAATAATCATTGGAAGAATACTCAAAAAGCTGTTTCCCAATGGTCTAAGAACACTAAGAAAAATTATGATAAAGGGACTAAGTCTTTACAAAAAAGCTTTAAATCCTGGTCTAAGAATGCAAAAAAGACATGGGATTCTCATTGGAAAACTTTAAATAAGTCAGTAGGTACTTTCTGGAATAAAGCGAAGAAAAGCAGTGCTGATGGTACTAAGAAATTACTTGAAGAAACCAAAGGATATGCAAAAGAATCAGGCAAAGAATGGCTTAAACATCATAGCTATGTAACTGATATTTCTAATGATTTCCAAAAAAACTTAAAGAAGAATCATGGCAATATGCTAGATGCTTTAAAACAGACTACTGGAGATCAACTACATAAAATAGCCCATAATTTTGCTGATAAATGGGATTCAATTAAGCGTGATACAGCTAAAAAATGGTCAGATATGAAGTCAAATGCTTCAAAGTGGGGAAGTAATATGCATTCCTGGTTTGATGGCTTTAATAGAAAATGGCAAAATGGCTGGTCCAATTTAGGTAAAGGTATTCAGAATATTTTTTCTGATATGTGGAAGTCAATGCAAAAGCTCGGCAAAAATGCCATGAATGGTTTGATCGATATTGTTAATGGTGGTATTGGTGCTGTTAATGATGTCATTTATTTCTTTGGTGGTGGTCACTCTACTGTTAAAAAGTTATCTCATTTTGCAACTGGTACTGGATACTTTGGCTCTCAAAGACGTGCGATTACTGAACCAACATTAGCAATGGTTAATGATGGCAATGATTCACCAGAAACTGGCAATAAGGAAGCTCTTTACCGTCCTACAACTGGAGAATTTGGTATTTTCCAAGGTCGAAATACTACCACAATGCTTTTACCAGGGGATGAAATTCTTAATGCCTCAGATACCAAGAATTTAATGAGTGCAATGGGAGTTGCTCATTTTGCAAACGGCGGTATTGGTGGATTCTTCAGTAATATTGGCAAGAATGTAGGTAATTTCTTTGGTGGTATCGGTTCATGGGCTAAGAACACTATGGACGGTATGAAGATGTTCTTTGACTTAGCTAAAAAGATTGTCTCTGGTCCACAAAAATACTTGGATGGTATTTTTAAATGGACTGGTGTTAAAGGCTTATCTCGTGGCGCATTTCATACGATGATTACCAAAGGATTTGATAAAGGTAAGAAACAAGTAAGTGCCTTTTGGAAAACTCTTTGGAATATGGTATCCAGTTCTCTTGATGGAGAAGCAGAGGGAGGATTGCTAGGTGCTGTTGAAAAATATGGTAAAGACAAACCTTATGTATGGGGTGCCGAAGGCCCAGATTCATTTGATTGTTCTGGATTGGTTAAGTATGCCTTAGAGAAAGCATTTGGTAAAAGCTTTCCTCACTATTCAGGCGATCAATATTCTGCTTCACGTGGGGTTAAAGATCCACAAATTGGCGACTTAGTATTCTTTGGACCTGGTGGTCGAAACCACGTTGGTGTTTATGCAGGCAACGGTAAAATATGGTCGGCTATGAATCCAAGTTCTGGAATAGGAATGGCCAATGTCTCAGACTTTCACGAGGGAGAAGTAAGCTATCGTCGTGTTCCAGGATTAAAGAACGAGGGCGGAGAAAGCAACGTCAAAGCAAACTCTAATTTGGAAAAATTTATTAAAGGGCTACCTGGAATGGGTGGCTTTTTTAAGTTCATTAGTAAAATTGGAGATTTATTTGGTATTGCAGCTGATGCAAAGGATCCTGCTGGTACAGGAGCTGATCGTTGGGGCGAAGACATTAAAAAGGCTGCTGAAACAATGCATACCTCAGTTACTCCAACAGAAATCAGAAAAATTATCTCTATGATTGCTGGTGAATCTAGAGGCAATCCTAGCGCTGTACAGCCAGGAGCTGATCCAGATGGTGACGGTTCTGGTCCAGCACGAGGATTATTGCAGTACAAAACTAGTACTTTTAATGCATATAAAGTTAAAGGACATGGCAATATTTACCATGGCTGGGATCAATTGCTTGCTTTATTTAATGATTCTAACTGGCGTAATGATATTCACTTTGGAGCAGGTTGGGGACCCACAGGACACAAACGTTATGCAAATGGCGGTCTTGCTAACCAGCCTTCTATTTTTGGCGAAGCTGGCTTAGAAATGGCTATTCCACTATCAGCGGTTAAATCTAGTCGTTCTTATGAATTGCTTGGCAAGACTGCTGCGATTGTTGCCGCTAGAGATAATATTCAACCAACCTCTGCTAATGCTGGTGGTTTAGGCGAAAAATTAGATAAAGTAATTGATCTGCTTACTGCTATTCTTACTGCACCAGCAACGGTTGAAACTAGTATTAATGTAGATAAACAGTCTCTGGGAAATTCAATTACTGAGGTTGTAAATGCAAGAATGCGTTTGAATTCAATTAATAGAAAGAAGGGTATAAGTGTCATACGGTAGATTAATTTATCACAATAAAAGCTCCACTTATTTTGGAGCGCGTGTAGTTTTTCCATTAGTGCAGGCCACAACCAAAAGAAACGTTTCTCTCACTCAAGTTGTGGGTGTAAATGGTTCTTACATTAATGATAATTTGAACTATACAGATATCACGCAACAAATAACTTTTATTGTCGAGCGTCCAATTTTCTATAAAGATTGGTTTACGTGGGGGATGGATTTTGGTGATTGGTTAACATGTAAAGATAAATTTGTTAAGTATGAGCCTTTTTATTTTGATCATTTTAGAGGTTGGCATTGGGAAGCTTATGTAAGCGAAAGTCCTACTGTAACACCACAAAGTAGCAATATTGCTAACGTAACAATGAGCTTAGCCTGCAAGCCGTTTCTAATTGATGATGAATCAATTAAATACCAGCCAGTCTCCACCTTACCTATCTATAATCCAACGCAATATAATTCCTTGCCTTTATTTCATATTGTTGGCAATGGCGATTTTACGATGACTGTTAATGGTTTAGATTATCAGTTTAAAGATACTGATGACGAACTGTTTATAGATAGTGAAAAATGTTTGGTTTATAAGTCACTGACAGAAAGACGGACAAGCAGGGCAATTTTGCCTAATCATGAATATCCGGAATTAATACCAGGTAAAAATAGTATTACATTAAAAGGTAACTATTCTAAGTTTGAATACCAACCAAGATGGGGGCGAGCAATTGTATGATTCCTCGACTTTATGAAACATATATTTCTGACTTTAATACTGAAGGTCTAGGATCACTTAAGGATTTACTTACTATTTCAATTACTAAAAATAGGAATCAGATACCTACTTTAGCAATGACTTATCCGATTAATGCATCTTTAAGCAAAGACATAACTGAGGGCATGGTAATTGTGGCTGATATGGGACTAGAAGATGATGAAAGAAATCAACAATTTAGAATTGTAGACGTATCTAAGAGTATGACTTCAATTTCAATTACTGCTAATCATGTCTGGTCTGATTTATCGAATATTCCTCTCAAAAAGGATATCAGTGAAGCACATGCTGGGCCGAATAGAGCATTTGATTTAATTAGCGATGCTTTGGCATGGCCTGTTTCAGGGTTAGGTTTTGCTAGTGATATTCCTACCGTTGCAAACTTAGGCTGGAACTTTAAAGAGTTAGGTAATGCTAATGCTGCTATTTTTGGAGCTGACCAAGCTGGGGATCAAACCACTAACACAATGGAAGCTTTATACAATGGAGAATTTAGATTCAATAATTATTACCTAACTATGCTGAAACATGCTGGTCAAGATAATGGGATAGT